CCCATAGGGCTTGACCATGACGGGACGTTTGCAGGTCTTGCGTGTAATGCCAAAGTCCAACCACGTCAGGGCAACAGGACTACCGTCTTCCTTGAGACGTTGGCGCACACGTTCGGCTACCGCTTCATAAAGGTCAGCGGGGATGCTGGTTTGACTCACGTTAGTGGCTGCACCGCCAACTTCATCACGAGATAACAAGGATAATATCTGTATGCCGTTGTTCGATGCATCCATAGCGCAAGGGAGACGAGTCTTAAAACCAACACCACCCGCTGCCATCATGTCCCCCCACTCGAAACAAAACGCTAGGAACTGCCACGGCTTGTCGGCTGCTTGCCACCAGTCGTTACCCTGTGGGTCGCAACAGACAGCGTGTATGTCGTTCCGTTTGTCAGTAACCCATTTGACACGTTCGTCGAGTGAGAGTTTGTCTTTGCCGAAGCAGTTAGCCCCATGTATTGCCAACCACTTCGCGTCACGCTTAACGTCCCATATTGTTTCACTCTCAGAAAACAACAACAGGGACTTTGCTAGGTCCGTACCCTGTGGAGACAGGTAATACGGTACAGGATAGACTCTCCCCCGAAAGTCCACCTGATAAGGAAAGAAAAACTCCGTGCCAACATACTTCTCAGCTAAGTGTATTGTTTTAATTGTCTGAAGACGTTGGCTACGGAGTGAAAGGTTTAAGTTGTAAAGCTTGCCGACCTTGCGTGACCATTCACGTTTAATCTCTTCGTCCTTTTCAGCAGCTTCACCTGGCCAAGGTGGTGCTTCGTAGTCGGTACGCTTTGGCATGTCACCGATAACTTGGTCGTTGTCCCATGCCCACCGCATGACCTTGAGAACCTTGTCGTTCACAGTCCAAGGTGTTTCTTGCAGGTGGTTCACCGCATTGGTAACGGTGGACATGCTGTCCCAATCGACGGACCTGAGATAGTCCATGTCGTAGGACTTAATAAATGTTAGTGCTGGTATGTCGTGGTCATCGGGATAACCACCTTGCCAGAGGCTGGTCCACGGTCTGGGTTTATCCACCATCGGTAACCACAAAGGCGTGAGTGCTTCACGGTCTTCGTTGAACGCACGTATCCATTCAAACAGTTCGTCGGTAGCCGACACATATCGGACAGTCTTGCCTGTCTGTTGAATGATGGTGAACTGAATGAAGTGTGTGGCCTTGCGGATTGTTTCCAACAACCACGTACCAATAAGAATCTTCTGACGTTTGCCCCACGTCTGGAACTTCTCAATGTTTCCCTTCTTAGCCTCACCCACTTCATGGCGAAGGAAAGCATTACGTATCCTGTTGTAACTACGCTTCTTGGCTTTCTCTACGTCCTTGGCAGCATACTTAAATATGTCAGGGTGGTTAGCCTTGAGCCAGTTGTACCGTGCTTCGTCTTCCAGTGCTGACCCGATAGCAATGCTACTTTTAACGATAGTCTGCTGGTGACTGATGCTGTCCAACACAACCTTGAGTGCAAGGAAGCTGACAGTCTTGGGTGGTATGTCCCAGATCAACGGCAACCACTTAGGTACACTCTGGTTGTTCTTCTTATGGTAGGTAAACGTCTTGCGTACTTCGTTGTACAGATCAGGAAGAGTGGCTCGCATCAACCGTTGTCCGTAGGCAGCATCCGTCTCCTTGCCACGCTCCTGTGCTGACTGGTTCTTGCCACGGTAACGAGCGATTCCACCCGTCACCATTTCACGGTTTAAGTCCTCCTGTTTCATGCTAGTGCCAATTCCATTTGTGACGCTGGTGACCAAGTTTCTGCTGACTGTGTGCCTTCTACTCGCCACGCAATCACAGCTGCCCTTTGGCCCTTTGTCTTGGGCATATAACTTTTATCGAACATTGAATTGTATTCAGCGTTGGTGCTGTCTGCTGAAGACAACGGAAGACGGCTAAAGACTTTTGGGTTTAACATACGTAACCCGTGAAGCTTTGTTCGTGGTCGCCCTTGGTCGTCACAGACTACGTCCATGACCTGTTCCATCCGTTCCCACCAAAGCTTAGTACCAACACGTTCGTAGTCACCGCTACTGCCTAATGCGACACGATGAAACTGAGATGCAAGACGATCTAAACGCTCAAGGCTTTCGTGAAAATGCCAGACAGGTACACCCACTCCCCGTCCAAGTTGTTGCCAAGGCCAGCGTGCAATGTATTCATCGTTTTCTTCTTCAGAACCATCAATCACGTCAGGAATGACAGCCCAATCAAACGCTGGGTGACGGCTCCAGTGTTTGATAAACTCAACAAAGCCTTCGTAATCTAATTTGTTGCCTGATTTCCACGCCGAAAACGCTCCGTTATCCACGGCAAACGTACTGCATACCTTACTGACCATCTCCAGCACGTTCGGTCTGGCAAACGAAATGAATAAGTGTCTACCTGCTGCAAGTTGAATGGCGTTCAACGTGCCTGTTCCTGCCATGCCGTGGTAATGAATCATCACGCGTGCAGTAACTCGACTGCTTCTTTTAAAGATTTACACACAACTGTTGCGTGATAGTGCAGCCACGGTGACCCGTGTGTGCTGACGGCTACGATCTGTTTACGTTGTTCCCAAGCAAACAGTACTTCCATAGCTGTACCGAAAGACGGCTCGTCGCAATATGCCAAGACTGTGTCCACGGACATGATCCAACCTTTGTCCTGATGCACAATGCGATCACAGTATTTTAGTTCTTGTCCGCGATAATCGTGATTGATTGGGTTGACGCTCTGTATGTTTTTGGCGTGCAACTGAGAGCGCACGTCCTGCCGCCACCCACGACACTCGTCATCTGTTTTCCCGAAGATCGGTCCTGCTAGATATACTAACCTCGCTTTCATCGTTTCATCGTTGTTTCTGGCACGACACTGGCACTGTCGTGAATACATACCCAAGACACGACAGATTATATGTCAAGTATTTATTTCTATTCAAGAACCTTACGTGCTTCAAATAAAGATTTAGGCGATAGGTGTGCGTACCTTAGCGTGGTTTGAATAGACGTGTGTCCCATCCATTCTTTTACCACACGCAGTTCAACACCACGTTGGATTAATCGTGACGCACACGTATGCCTGAGCATGTGTGGTACAAAATGCGGGTCGTTTAACATGCCCATTATTTTACGGGCTTTCTGCCACACTTTATTAAAAGCATTTTGTGTGAACGTAAACACACGCACCCCGTGGTTACCCTGCTGCCTGAGCAAAGCTTCCATTGCACGTTGGGTCACAGGTATTGAACGAGCTTGTCCGTTTTTTGTTTCCCACAACCGTACAACTTCTTGGTCTTGGTCAACGTCTGCCCACGTAAGCTTTAACAACTCACCTGTACGTAGTCCTGTGTCGATCAACACCATGACAAAGTCACGCATGGTATACCGTTCAAGCTGTGCAAAGCAGTCCAACAGGATTGGTTCTTCGTGGTCTTGTAGCCAACGTAACCGTCCTTGTGACTCACGCTTGCGTTCAATGCTGGGTAGTCGCTTGATGTATCCACGTCGGTAGCTGTGACGAAGTATCTTGGACAACGCTGCCAACTTACGGTTGATCGTGCCGTTGCTCTTGCCGTCGTTTTCTAGTTTGTTGACCAAGTCATCAATAACCGATTCGTCAATGTTGTCTATTGGCAGGTTAGGACCGAGTCTTGTAAACACGTCTCTAGCGTTATGCCATAGACTAAGCTCGCTCTTTGCTCCTTTCCAGTACCTGTCTAGAGTCTCCTCCGCTGTTTTTCTTAATGTGTGCATCGTGTGTTGTTATTTACCACGTTCATACCAAGACCGTCTCAGTTCGTTGGGTGGAGTCATGCCACGCCTCTCGAAAAAAGCTTTGTAGCCAGCATCGACCATAGCTTTTGTTTCGGCCCAGCAATGGTGGACACTATCCTGCTTCCACAGGACAGACTTGTTGAAGATTTTGGTGCGTTGTTGTTGTTGTTGTGGTTCTTTATCGTCCATAGTTTTTAGGTCGTCTTAGGTAAACTCTCCTGACTGCGTTGGATGACCATGTTGAACCAGCAGGAGACGGTGTGCCTTCGCTGTTCAGTATGTCGGCAATCTTTTTGTAAGCTTTACGGTTTGTTCGGTAGTTAATGATTTGTTGAATGACAGCTTGGTTGTCGTAAGGTTTACGACCCTCACATCTGCCTTTTAGTTTTAATGTACGTCTTCGACTAGCAGCCAATCGACGTACAAGTTTCTGTCTGTCTTTGTCGGCTCTTGTTGGGCCAACGGGACTGTTGAGGTAATGCTTTTCTTCCAATGATTTGACGGCATGGCAGTTAGCACAAAGCACTTCGCACTTTCTAATCTCTTCCTTAACAGTTTTAATAGATGCTGCCCGTGACACGTTCCTTACTTTGGTAGAAGGGTCGATGTGGTTGTAGTGCAAGGCTACGTGGTGTTCCTTGTACCCACACACCGCACAACCCTTCATCAGCTTATAACGTCTGGCTAATGTCTGCGCCTTAGTCTTGCTATTCATTCATCGTAGTTGGTCGAATATCTGTAGTCCTAGTTTGGGGTGTACACAGTTCCGTAGAATCTGCGCTGGGCAATGGTTGCCCTTGTAATAGATGTTTTCTTCGTAGTGAATATCCAGCCAATCCATCAACGCCTTCTTTCCTGCGACATTCGCAAGGTTTATGAAGTTGGCAGGTCGCTCTATATCTAGGGCCAGGAATGGCGCAGAAGACCAAAACAAATGACGACCTACCTGTTGTGTCGGAGCGATCAACGGTTCGTAGAACGGGTCAACATTCTCAACCACCCACGTACCTTTAAAGAAATGCTGAAGAAACAGAATCTCTTCATACAGCTTCATGTCTGGGTAACGTCGAAGACTGTGACGTGTTGCCTTCGCCATCTTGCTGTGTGTCTGACAAGGTGGTGATGACCAGATAAAGTCATAGTCCTTGTAATGCTCACGTAAATACTCATGTGCGTCAGCACGTATCAACGTGTCGTCAGGATACAAACGCTCGTAGACTTTACAAATCGGTTCGTAACTTTCCACGGACGTGACGTGGCAATCCTCCCAGAGCTTGCGATTACCGCCCACCCCTGCGTACAGGTTCAATATTTTCATCGTTGTTAAGAGTGAGGGACTACTCGTCCCAAGGTTTTTGTTCAGTTCTTTTTATTAAGCGTGTCTCAAGTGTCTCCACCGACACGAACCGCACACCACACTCAACACAGGCACGTATGCGTCCAACGCAGTTACTACCGCCTTCTTCATACGCGATGGTTGAGCAGATGTGCTTTCTGGTCACGTAATCGCTGGAGCGTGTGTCGGTTATGCGGAGCTTGCCGTCGCAGTCAGGACAGTTCACCGTGTTTTACAGGTAGCTGCTATGAAGTTGTTCATTAGATAGCGTTGATTACCGTCTGTGTTAAAACGATAACAAACACCTTCACCCAGACTTTGTAGTTTTATTTCCTGAATGGTCGGGTTGCGTGTTACATCACCGTTTTGTACATGTTTTTCTCTAGTCGGTATTTCGTCAATAATTTCAGCAGAACCAGATATGTACACGTTATAAGCTGTTCCTTTGTAGTTAATCTTTTTTATTTGAGTCGTTTTTTCACTAACACTTGAGTATAAACCAAGAGAACGTGCCAGCCATTTAACGTCGCTCGCTAAACTCTTCACAGAAGTTGTCACTACGTAAGCTTTTTTATCAACACACCCATCTGTATCTATCAGCCCAGCTAACAAAGCTAATCTGGAACGACGTGACGACATTAGGTAAACCCGTGGAATACGTTTCTCTAAGTGACCGTATGTCTGTTTGTACGTTGTTCCTTCAGTTGCTGGTTGGTTGTTGGGAACCAGCGTTGATCGGATGTAACGGGTGTATTCTTGTGTTCGCCCACGTACAAAATAACGAGGACAGCGATTCCCATACACACAACGGTCCACCTTAAAACCAATACTTGTCCAATAATCTCGCCAAGCTTTGATAACGTGCGGATATGAATCATCCTGTGTAAGTATGAGTCTGCTCCTGTCCCCATCACCTAGCCATAAACCTATTATATAAGGGTCAATGAGCAGGTCATCTGGCTCAGTAAAATCAACAGGACGTTGGTATACTTTCCATACCCGTCTACTTTCTTGACCAAACTCCAAGAAACGACGGACGCTTATGTCCGACACATCGCCACGTATAAAGCTTTTAAGTTTATGAGGGACATAAGACACTTGTAACGACAGCATCTGACTACGACCAATCGTCCACGTACTGTCCCGTGAAGGAATAACCTTCAGTATCTCGTCTTTGTGTTGATCGATAGACAAAACACGTCGTGGTGTAGAATCGTCACCCATAAGAACATCACCTGCATGTACGTCGCTAGCATGTTTGGTGCTGCCGTCGAACATCAATACTTTCATTATTCGGGTGTGTTTTCTTTGATTATTGTTTCCGCTTGTTCAAACGTCTTGAAGCCCTTGTGAGACAAGATGTTAAGGATACGTTCAAGCGAGCGGTGCGTGTCCGTGTATGCAGTCAAGACTTTGTGGAAAGCCTCAACGTGTTCAGGGTCGTTTGGGTTTATTACGTCATCGGACATGGTATTGGTAGGTCTTGGTAGTTGATGTTGTGGGTTACGTCCAACGCCAGCTTGTCGGCTATTGGTTGTATGATAGTTAACAGGTCGTCGGCTAACTGCGTACTGACGGCAACGTGATCGTCGTCGTCCAGCACGTAGTCGGCTGACAATTTGATGGTTATGGTTACGTTTTTCATAGGCGGTGACCACGTAAGAGTAGAAGTAACCCTTCACGAACCAATGACGATACGGACGTATGACGGTTGCGAGCCAGCTCGACAATCTTTTGACGGAGATTTTGGTCAACACGAACGTTCATTTGTATTGCTGGTTTATCTTCGCACCTGT